ACACAGTTCCAGCAGCAACACAGACAGTAGTATCAAGCATCACGATTGCTAACCAAGCATCTACTGCAGCTACCTTCCGTATTGCTATCCGCATCGCTGGTGCTACTTTGGCAGCATCACAGTACATCGCATACGATGTAGCAGTAGGAGCAGCAGATACAACAGTGCTTACTTTGGGTCTAACCCTTGGTGCAACTGACATCATCACTATCTACGGTTCAACTGCCACTCTTTCGTTTGCAGCCTTCGGCTCAGAGATTTCCTAACTATGGCAGTAACTAGAGCAAAGACCTCTAGTGTTGCACAGGGGCCTTCAACTAATAAAAACCTTCTTGCTGGTAATCCAGTCATCCTTGGCGGAAGTTATGAGTCTATTGCTACTACTACCGTAGGTAGTACCGCTCAGTCAACTATTACTTTCTCATCCATTCCAAGCACCTATAAGCATTTGCAGATAAGAGCAATCGCTAAATCATCCGCATCTGGATTCAACTGGATTCGTCATCTAGTCGCTTTCAATTCGGATACCACTAATTCAAATTATGTGGACCATATTTTGCGCGGCAATGGTTCAGCAGCGCAAGTTTATGCGGAGACTAGTACTAGAAAAGGTTTTGGCGCGGCGGCATCATCTGGAGCCAATATATTTATGGCAAATGTTATAGATATTTTAGATTATACCAACACCTCTAAATATAAAACATCAAGAACCCTTGATGGGCTTGATTCTAACAATGCTTATACTGGTTTAATTTCATTTGAGTCAAATCTTTGGATGAGTACCTCGGCAATTAACAGAATAGATATTACCCTAGAAGATGCTTCCAACTTTACTCAATACTCTTCCTTCGCTTTGTATGGGATAAAATAACTATGCCAATTACTTATACACCAATAGCGACTACAACCACAAGCGGAAGCGCATCAAACGTGACTTTTTCGTCAATTACTAGCACTTATACAGATTTGGTCATTGTCGTAAATGCTGGCGGTTCAACTAACGCAGATTTACACGTGCAATTTAACGGCGATACAGGGTCTAACTATTCTCGTACTGTTTTATCAGGTAGCGGTTCAGCAGCAAGTTCAGGTCGGCAAAGTAGTGTTACCTATATCAGAGTTGATAATCTCGGTTATCTAAATACAACTTTTCCCGCTTTTAACGCCATAATAAATGTAATGAATTACAGCAATACGACAACGAATAAGACGGTTGTATCAAGAACAAATAACGCAAGTACTGGCGTTGATGCTTCTGTTGGTCTATGGCGTTCAACCGCTGCAATTACTAGTGTGGTTCTTTTTCCTGATACGGGAACCTTGACTAATGGTTCAACCTTTACCCTATACGGAATTAAGGCGGCATAATGGCATTTAACGAGCAGTACGCCTCTAACCTTGTAGTTAAAGAAATGTATGAAGCTGTAAATACACTAGATCACAAATCTTGCTGGCACTGGGATAAAGCAATAAATAAAGACGGATACGGGATAACTTCTCGTATGATTGATGGCAAGAAGTATGGCATCTTGACCCACCGTTTATCTTGGTTTACTATGTACGGAAACATTCCAGATGGTATGGCTATAGACCATATGTGCCACGAGCCAGCCAGCTGTGTCAGCGGTGTTCAATGCGAGCATCGTAGATGCTATAACCCATACCATCTGAAAATGACTACACTTTCAGAAAATACAAAACGCGGTGCAAACAATCGAGATAATGTAGGTATGTGCAGAAACAACCTGCACGAGTGGGTTCCAGAAAATCAAACAATTTGGGGCAATAATAAGAAGGTGTGCAAACCTTGCCATAAGGAAACCAGCCGGAGAAACATTAAGAAAGCAGGTGCTTAAATTGGCGTTCACCTTTTCTAAACTAGCTGAGACAACCGTTGGTGCTGGTGGCACATCAGCCATTACATTTAATAACATCCCGCAGAACTATACCGATTTGGTGCTAGTTGCATCTTTGCGTTCAGATAAGCCTAGTTTCGGGTTTAGTAATTATTCGTTATCTATTAACGGTAGCACTTCAACTTTTACGACTCGTTACCTTGAAGGTAGCGGGTCAGCCGCAACTTCGGGAAGCACTACAACAGGCGGTTCAGGAAATATAAATGGCCCAGCAAGCACTGCTAGTACTTTTTCAAATACACAATTTTATTTTCCTAACTATACCTCTGGCACTAATAAATCATATTCATTAGACCACGTAACTGAAGCAAATGCTACAACAGCGTGGATGAGTTTAACTGCTGGATTATGGTCTAACGTAACTGCAATTAACAGACTTACACTTACTGAAGGAAATTCATCTGTGTTTTCCCAGTACAGCACAGCAACTCTATACGGAATCCGGGTGGAAATCTAAGATGGGAATTACCAAGCTAACTACTAACGGAGTTAACGGCACCAAGTACGACATTGCATCTGCCGACAACTATTATATGGAGCCGATTGCTACCCAGTTGCTAACCAGTACTGCAGCAACTGTTACCTTTGATAATATCCCACAGGGATACAAGCATCTACAGTTGCGCCAAATAGCAAGACTTAATGTGAGTGACTTAGGTACTGAGATTACTAAACTGCAATTTAATGGCGATACAAGTGCTAGTTACTCTCATCACTCTTTGTATGGCACTGGTTCTTCTGCTGGAGCAGGTTCGGGCGTATCTCAGACAATGACCAACTCTGGTGCTTTGCTTCAACGCTCAAACAATACACTTGTATTTACAGTGGGTGTTACTGATATTTTAGATTACTCAAATGTTTATAAATTCAAAACAGTTAGAACCTTGACTGGCGGAGATGATAATGGTAATGGGTGGCTAGGTCTTTACTCAGGTCTGTGGCAAAACACCGCAGGAATAACTAAGATTGTTTTAACACCAACTGCTGCCATTAATTATGGTGTTAATTCACGCTTCTCACTTTACGGCATACGGGGGTAACGACAATGTCAAAGACTGCTACCTATTCGCTGATTCAAAGCACTGTGCTTACCGGCAATCAAACAAGCATTACTTTTTCATCTATTCCTCAAACATTTACTGATTTAGTATTAGTTATCAATGCTAAAAACGATACATTAACTAATAATGAAATTCGTTTTAATGGTGATACTGCTACTAATTATTCTATAACTGCTCTTTATGGTAATGGAACATCTGCGGCTAGCACAAGAGAAACTAACAATTCTTACGGTTCAATAGATATGAACGCTTATATGGGAACAACTGATTTTTCTTATAATAACATTATTCAAATAAATGATTACGCAAATTCCACTACATATAAAACGTATCTTGCTAGAGCCAACTCGGCATCTTACGCTGTAGATGCAATAGTTGGACTGTGGCGTTCTACCGCAGCAATTACTTCTTTTGCAATTCTTACAACAACTGGAACTCGTAACTATGCCGCTGGAAGTACCTTTCGTTTATACGGCATCCAAGCAGGGAGCAACTAATGGCGCTACAACTATATAGGATTGCTACCACCGAGTTAACTGGTTCTCAATCAACCATTACATTTTCATCTATTCCGCAAGGTTATACCGATTTGAAGGTTGTTGTATCAACTAGACAATCATCTGGTAATGCTCAAGAAAACAATTTAATTCAATTTAATGGTACTACTACAAACTATTACGATAGAATTTTGTTTGGTAGTGGTTCTTCTGTTGGCTCTATTACAGATTCAAATACAACAGCAGGTTTGCAATACTTCTATTCCCCTTCTGGTGGAGCAACTGCAAATACGTTTAGCAATACAGAGTTCTATATTCCAAATTATACAAGCAGCAATACTAAGTCCGTTTCCTATGATTCGGTAGATGAAAACAATGCAACTGCTGCTTACGCATTTCTTGGAGCAGGTCTTTGGTCAAATACGGCAGCAATTACTTCAATTATTTTAAAGCCAGCAAACGGGGCTAACTCTTACGTCCAATACACAACAGCAACACTCTACGGTATCCTTTAGAAAGGGAGACAAATGACAACACCTACAGCGATTGAAGTTGACTGCTCAACAGGAGTAGTTACAGAACGCGAACTAACAGCAGCAGAAATCACTCAGCGTGAAGCAGATGCAGCAGCATTTGCAGCAGCAAAGGCAGAAGAAGACGCAGCAGCAGAAGCAGTAGCAGATGCTAAGGCATCAGCTCAGGCTAAGTTGGCAGCACTTGGTTTGACTGCTGACGAAATCGCAGCACTATCTAAGTAATGCTTGAAGATCTAGTTCCATTAAACCGGAGCTTGGATGATGCAGTTGATGAAGCGGAAGAACAAATATACTAAGGAGTAAGTAATGGCCTATGCCAGCGATATTGCCGAAGGGTTACCATTAACCCTTTCCAACCCTGCAGGTGCCACTTACACACCTAGTGGTTATGCCTACGATGTTGCAATCGCAGGCTTGCCATTCTTCATCAGCCCATTAGATGACAGTCCTTACCGTCGAGTCACTGCTCAGTACCGCAAGCAGCAACTAGATACTACCCGCGAACCAGGTGAGCAGACGCTCACTGGTTGGTGGCTACGCTCACAGTCATCATTCCACTTTGGTCAAGGCATTAAGTTCTTTGAACCAGCACAGGATGAATCGCTACGCTTCCAGTACACAGAGTCAAAGGGTATGGATGTCTGGACTAAAGGACAGGCAACACTGCTTCCTAAGTGCAACAGCCAACACATCACTACAGGTGGCATCAGATCTGATGGTCGCCCTTGGCAGATAGCGCGATCTATTCAGTGGACTACAAATAGCAACACCTACAACGGCATACTGCTAGCAGATGAGTATGACGTAGATAAAGTATTTCCTGCTATCACCGTATCCATTAACAACAAGGCGCTGACAAGCAACGTAGCAACGCTGACAACTACAGCAGCACACGGTCTATCTACTGGTATGGATATCACCATTACTGGCGTAGATGCCACGTTTAACGGTGAGTACCGCATTACAGGCGTACCAACCACAACCACCTTTACCTACGCTAAGACTGCATCTAACGTAACCTCAACAGCAGTATCTCCAGTAGGTACAGGCGTAGCTGAGATTATCCACTTCATTGACTACAACTCAGGTAGCGACTATCCAGTACAAGCAATCTGCGATGATGGAGTCTATGCCTACTGGGTAACCAACGTACTCAATGCTGGAACTCCAAGGCTAAGAGTCTATAAGAAGTTACTATCTGATGATAGTTCTGTATCTCCTACCCTGATGATTAGTGCTAACAGCATTACCGTTACAAATGCGGTAATCGAGTACACCAAAGAACGTCTTATTATGTGTGTTAACGATAAGATCTACGAGTTCTCAAGCAGCGCTACAACACTGCCTACTGCGGTCTATTCACATAACGACCCAGATCATATCTTTACTAGCATTACCTCTAGCGGTGCTGCTATCTACGTTGCAGGATACAGCGGTATTCAGTCCAACATCTACAAGTTCACGCTGGAATCAACCGGTGCTATGCCTACCCTGTCATCTGCTATTACTGCAGCTGAACTACCAGTAGGTGAGACTTGCTTTAAGGTTTCTTACTACCTCGGCTATATGGCTATCGGTACCAACCAAGGTATGCGTATTGCTCAGGTATCAGATCAAGATGGATCTATCGCCTATGGCGCATTACTCTTTGAATCAGACCAACCAGTATATGACTTTGCTTTCCGTGATAAGTACATCTGGGCTACAACAGGAGTTGATGGGCAAGTAGGCGTTACTCGCGTCAATCTTGGTACTGAGATCAGCCCACTTATATTTGCCTACGCTTGGGATCTATACGATCCAAATGACACGCTAGGCCACTACACAACAACCTGTGCCTTTATGGGAGATACCACTCGCCTTGCCTTCTGTAATGCTGGCAACGGTTCTGATGGAACTATCTACATCCAGTCAGACGGTGAAGTACTAGAAACTGGTTACCTACAGACTGGCTTCATCCGTTACAACACACTTGAGAATAAGATCTTCAAGTTGGTACAAGGTCGAGTAGATACTACAGACGGTGCTTTCAGTATCCAGTCTATTACCTCTACTGGTACTGAGTACACAATCGGTACCTTTGCACAAGGCGATACAGTTCCTGAGGTTAACGTTAACTACCCAACTGGTGCTCAGCAGTACCTTGCCTTTAAGTTTAATTTCAACCGTTCGACTACAGATGTAAATGCCGGGCCACTCTTTACTGGTTACCAGATCAAGGCGTTACCTGCTATCCCACGTCAGCGGTTAATCCAGTATCCACTGATGTGCTATGACCGTGAGATGGATAAGTTTAATAACGAGACAGGTTATGAAGGCGCTGCCTATGACCGTATGAGCCAGATTGAAGCAGTAGAAAATGTTGGCGACACTATCAAGGTTGAAGACTTCAGAACTGGTGAGTCTTATATCGGACTCATCGAAGAGATGGACTTCATTAACAGAACACCACCTGATAAGCGGTTCTCCGGATACGGCGGTCTGCTCCTAGTAACAATAAGGACGGTCTAATGCAGGCACAAGACTATGCAACAGTAGCGGTGTCTGTAATGACAATCGTGGCTGGCTTCGGCGCAGCAGTGCGTTGGATGGTTAAGCACTACTTGAATGAACTGAAACCTAACGGCGGCTCAAGTGTAAAAGATTCTGTATCAAGATTGGAACGACAAGTTGAAGAGATATATCGGATTCTTATTAATAGCAATAAGTCTTAGCGGTTGCGCTCAGTATCAAGGATGGGTGCGCTATCCGTGCCAAGAGTACGAGAACTGGTCTAAGCCAGAATGTAACCCGCCTCAGTGTATTCCAACAGGAAGTTGTACGAAAGATATTCTCCCGGAAGGTGCTATCAATGGCTAAGCAAAGGTTTTCTAACGAGCAATTAAAGGCTCGACTGATTGTATTTATCGGAGTGATACTAGCTCTGGTATTCCTAGGTTCAGTCTTTGGAATCCTTTGGGCTTTGATATTTGTAACTCAACCGCTAGGTGAACAAGCCCCGAACGACAGGGCTTTTATTGAATTGCTTACCACGCTGACTGTATTTCTTACAGGAAGTCTAGGAGCAGTACTTGCAAGCAACGGACTTAAAGACAAGAGTAAGGATGACAATGGGCCAGCGTAAAGATTTTATTGACACTGCTAAGGCAGAGGTCGGAACTGTTGAAGGACCTAAAGAAAACGAGACAAAGTATGGCGCATTTACCAAGTCTAACTTCTTGCCTTGGTGCGGAAGTTTCGTTAACTGGTGCGCTAGCCAAGTAAACCTAAAGATTCCTAACTGTGTATCAACAGTTGTAGGCGCTAAAGCGTTTATGAAGAACAACCAATGGGAAGATGTAGCCGATGCAGAACCACTGCCAGGTTATATCGTGTTCTTTGATTTCCCCGGAGATGCGTTAAACCGCATCAGCCACGTAGGAATTGTTATCAAGAACAACGGAGATGGAACCATCAACGTTATCGAAGGTAACACTAGCCCAGATAAGACGGGCGACCAACGCAACGGTGGTGAGGTATGCCTCAAGCGCCGTGCGTATACAGCAAAGAATGGTTCCAAGATCAAGAAGTCACTACCTGTGTACATCGTTGGTTTTGGCAAGCCAGTCTTTAAGTCATAAGGAGAAACAATGAACACAACTAAGTTAGTTGCTATCGCAACAACCTATGCTCGTGCAGCAGTACCAGCAGTAATAGCGCTATATGCAGCAGGAATCACAGATCCAAAGACATTAGCCTACGCTTTCGCATCAGCCTTCATTGCACCACTTTGGAAGTCACTTGACCCAAAGGCAAAAGAGTTTGGTCGTGGGTCTAAGTAACCCATAAACGCGAGGCAATAGCCCTCCACCCTTCGGGGTGGGGGGCTTCTTTTTTTATGCCTCTTTGTCCACCGGACAGGGTACGGTTAATAGATTGCCGCAGTTGACGCAGGTTGCGTCTAGGAAATACCAGGATAGTTCGTAGTCCTCAAAGGACGCCATAACGTTAAAGACTTGCGACCCACACGGACAGACGTGGACAGGGCCAAAGGCCCGCAAATCGCTTCCAAAGGCTTCTGGGAGGTACTCTGTGCGCCTGAATAGGCGCAGGGTTGGTAGACGGAGCCGCATAGTATCGGGCCTCCTACCTATCGGTCGGCCCTTCTAGGGCCGCTACTGTCATTCGCCTACGGCTCATATTGTACACAGACACCTGCCTAGTATGTGTCTTACGACACGCTAGGACTGGTAAGATGATCTCGTGACTACCTTAGTAGGGATCAACGGCCCTGATTTCGTTGTGCTAGCTGCAGACTCGCAGATTACTGATAACGATCAACGCGTCATTAGTACGCAGACGCCCAAGATAATCCAGATCGGAAAGTATCTACTCGGCGTAACTGGTGACTCACGCCCCGGTGATATCTTGATGTATAACTGGAAGCCACCGATGTACAAATATGAAGATCCAGTGCAGTGGATGGGTAGAAAGATCATCCCTAGTATCCAGCAAGCGTTCAAAGATAATGGGTACGAGGTAGATAAGGAAGCTAACTTCTGCTACCTAATAGCCTTCGATGGGATGTTGTTCTCTATCGGCCCGGACTTATCCTTTAACGCAAGTGAGCACGGTCTATTCACCGCAGGAAGTGGCGGCCCTTATGCACTCGGTTACCTTTATTCTTTGAAGCCGCACTCCTACAAGACCCTGCTTATGGCAAAAGTAATTGCAGAAAGAGCAGTAAAGATCGCGTCGGTTCTGGACATAAATACTTGCCCACCGATACAGTTAGTTACTCAACAGAGAGGGTAGAAATGTTAGGTTTTTTATTCGGTTTGCTTTTAGGTTTCGTCGGGGCGTATGCTTTTGACTATTACCTGACGTGGAGGGATAACCGCAGATGACATACGAAGAACTGCTAGCAGATATAGCAAGTAAGAATTACCGGGAGAGCAGAACTCCAGAGACTCCATATGCTGCACTAGCTTCAGTGGTTGAACTATGCAAGGACTGGCAAACTCTAGGTAATAGTTCTATTGATATAACAGAAGTCATATCCGCTATTGAAAAGGAACTTGCGTGATTACAGATCCGAAGGAATTACTACTGCACGTACTGCACTCTAAAGATGCAGGTCGTGATCGCAGTAAGCAGACACAGGTTGGCCCATCAGAGATTGGTGGCTGCCGTCGCAAGGTTTGGTACCGGTTAAATGCACAGCCAGAGACTAATGATAACCAGTCAAAGCTGGCAGCAATTATGGGTACTGCTATCCACGCTGCTATTGAAGATGCAATTACCACACTAGATCCAGAAGGCAAGGATTATCTAGTCGAGACTGAAGTTGCATATGGTGATATGAAAGCACACGTTGACTTATTCGTACCAGGTATCGGTGCGGTCATTGACTGGAAGACAAGCAAGGTAAAGAACCTTAGTTATTTCCCGTCAGCGCAACAGCGCTGGCAGGTGCAGGTCTATGGCTACTTGCTATCTAAGAACGGTTATGAAGTTAAGACCGTCAACCTAGTAGCGATTGCACGTGACGGTGATGAGAAGGATATTAAAGTCCACTCTGAACCATATGATGAGGCTTCAGCGCTAGAGGCGCTACAGTGGTTGGCTAATGTAAAGGCTTTGCCAGAGGCACCAGCACCTGAGAAGGATGCTAGTTTCTGCAAGAACTACTGCCAGTACTATGACGCATCCGGTGAGATGGGTTGCGTAGGTCTAATAAAAGAACGTATCGTCCTTAGTGAAGTCGTGATTGAGGACGCGCAAGTTGATACTCACGCACTGAAGTATTTACAGTTAGATGAAAAGATCAAAGAGTTAGAGAAGGAAAAGGATTCCTTGAAGGCTTCCTTCGAGGGAACTACTGGCACTACTGCTAGTGGTATTCAGATCAGTTGGACAGCGGTTAAAGGCCGTGAGACAGTTGACTCTGAACAAGTAGAAAAACTATTGGGCTTCGTACCGAAGGTTGTTGGTAAAGAGTCCATTAGATTAAACATCAAACCAAGTGGAGGAAAGTAATATGGCTGCACCAGAATCAACTAAGTTCCAGATCAACTACAAGTTGGCTGACGGAACCCTAGTAAATCTTTACGCATCAAGCGTTACAGAACTTGAAAGCGGACTAGCAGATCTTGCTATGAACGCACTGAACATTCGCTCAACCGGTATGGAACTATCAGGTGGATTAGCACCAGCGCCAGCACCAACAGTTGCAGCAGTAGCTGCAGCATTTAACGCAACACCAGTTGCCGCTGCTCCTACAGGTGGAGATCAGATGTGTCGTCACGGAGCAATGGCTCTACGTACTGGTACATCAGCAAAGGGTCCTTGGAAGGGTTATATGTGCGCTGCACCTAAGGGTGCAACAGATAAGTGCGAGACTATCTGGATCCGATAACCTGTGCGCGAGCCAAGGTTCTATGAGAACCCTGCTTGCGCTCAAGTAGGTGGCGACTTCTGGTTCCCTGAGAAATCAGATGGCTCCAGTAATTCTGTAGAAATGCTAATGGCTAAGTCTATTTGCAGAAGTTGCCCACACCAAAGCGAATGTGCAGAGTGGGGAATACAGAAAGAACGCTTCGGTATCTGGGGCGGTCTATCGGAGAATGAGCGACGCAATATGCGTCGTGCAAACAACATAGTGTTGAAGGAGGAAGACGTTGCTTGACCTATCACGTGCTTGGGGCGGTGTGCTTACCAAAGCAACTCCGCTGCCGGACGTGTGGTTAGCGCTATCTGCAAAGCAGATCAAGTTCCGGCGAGGACAGGTCTGTATGGTAGCGGCTGCGCCTAATGCTGGTAAGAGTATGTTTGCTCTTATCTATGCAATGAAGGCAAAGGTTCCAACGCTTTTCTTCTCGGCAGATACAGACACCACAACTGTAATGATGCGAGCCGCAGCGCAAGCATCGGGTCATTCACAGGTATCAGTAGAACTGAACCTATCTAACGATAGCCATTACTACGATAAACACTTTGGCAAACTCAGCCATATTAAATGGGTCTTTGATTCATCACCATCACTAGATGATATTGAGTTAGAGATCAGGGCATATGTGGAGCTTTACGGCGAGGCTCCGGAGTTAATTGTCATTGACAACTTAATGAACGTGGCAGCAGAAACAGATAACGAGTGGGCTGGTCTTCGTGCGATAATGATGGAACTCCACGATATGGCACGTAAGACTGAAGCCTGCGTACTGGTACTGCACCACGTATCTGAGCAAAGCGAGTATGGTTCACCATCAAAACCACCTGCTCGCCGCGCTATTCACGGCAAGGTAAGTCAGTTGCCGGCGTTAATCCTAACGCTAGGCTACGACCCAAACCAAGCAACGCTATGCGTAGCAGCAGTTAAGAACCGCTTCGGGCCACACACTGCTGATGCTTCAGACTTCGCAACACTCTTTGTTAACTACGCTGCTTGTCAAATATCGGATAAGGATGCGTGGGGTGTTATGATTAAGAACGACGCTATGAATAACTACCAAGGGAACTACATAGTAAATGGCTAATACAGAGTTGCAGTATGTGAAGAACGAGATCAAACAACTACGCAATGATATGCGTAATCTGATACTGGTACTTATCGAATTAGGTATCTTGAAGGTAACAGTAGATGAGAACGGCAATGCAGTCTATGACACGGGTAAAGATGGCAAACCCTAACGGGCGTAAAGGCGCCCAGTTTGAGACTGATGTAATGAAGTTTCTCCGTTCGGCAGGAGCGTTAGCTGAAAGGCTCACCAAGGCTGGTGCAAATGACGAGGGAGATCTGGTATGTATCGTAAGTGGGAAGACATACATACTAGAACTCAAGAACCGAAAGGCGTTAAACCTTCCGGAGTTCTGGAGTGAAGCACAGGTTGAGGCGCTTAACTATGCAAAGGCACGGGGGCTTGGGGAAGTACCTTTGTCATACGTCATAGTTAAGCGTCGCAACGCTGGAATAGATAAGGCTTGGGTCATTCAGGACCTAACACAATGGTTAAAGGAGAAAGAATAATGCCAGTACCAGGCGGAGAAATTACAAGCACTGAAACTTGGGATGCAACACCAGAAGAAGAAGTAGTCGAAGTAGTAGAAGCAGTAGAAGAAGTTCTACCAGATGAGGAACAGGATCCAGCGTGATCTGCGTATATTGCACCAAGGCCGGGGAAGAGAACACGGTCAATCACTTTAAGCGAGCAGCGCATTGGCACGATAAGTGCGAAGACAAGGGGTGTGTATGCCAGCACAAGACTGGAACAGGTTACGTAAAGCGAAACGGTTCAAAGGTTCCGTTGATGCAAACTCAATCCCCATAGCAGCGATAGTCTCGCACTACGGTGGTGAAGTAAGAGAAGGCAAGGCAGTCTCAGTACGGTGCTGCCTGCACAACGACAGCCGTAGATCGGCTGTTATGAACACGTACGATAATTTATATTTCTGCCACACCTGCGGTAAAGGCGGCAACGCTGCCAACTTAGTGTGCATACTAGAGAATATGGAGTTTAACGATGGCCTCAAACGCGCAATCGAAATTGCTGCTGGAAGCGGCGCAGCGATACGCACAGGAAATAACTCCAGAGGCTCTCGTCGCGCTAGCAGAACGTGGGATATCTGAACAGGTAGCTGCACGCTTTCAGTTAGGTAGCATCGTTGATCCTATTAACGGACACGAGATGTACGATGGTTGGATCTCGATCCCTTATATCACTGCCGGTAATACCTGCGTTGGCTTTAAGTTCCGTAGATTAGATGACGGCAAACCTAAGTATGGTTCACCTACTGGGCAGAAGGCACACCTGTATAACGTTGCAGATGTGCTACCACTATCGCCTTACATAGTTGTATGCGAAGGCGAGTTAGATACAGTCATTACCAGCGGGATGCTAGGTATTCCAGCAGTTGGAGTACCTGGTGTTCAGGCTTGGAAGCCACACTTTGCTAAGTTATTTATGGGCTACGAAACTATTTACGTAGTTGGTGATAACGATGTAAAGGAAGATGGTTCCAACCCCGGTGCTGAGTTCTCCAAGCGTGTCGCAAATGAGATATTAAACTCACAAATTGTTACACTACCACTTGGTATGGATATAAATGACTACTACTTAGCACACGGGGCAGACGCTACCAGAGCTTTGTTGGTCGGTGAGAAGGGTGAGTAGAGACGAATGGATACAAGTGCTACAGACTATTCAGCATATGGGCTTTCAGGTCCTGAGCCAAGACCAGACAAGCGAACAGATAGTCATACGCCCAATGCCAACCCGTTAGTAGATCACCCTGCGGTGATCGGCTACCGCAGTGAAGGTGTATCAACTGGCGATCTTGTATCTTTCATAGAGTCCTTTGCCTCCCTTCGGGCTAACCGAGTAAAGGGTGTAGGCCACGACCAATACTCACACGCTAAAGGTCAGAAGTTTGAACAGTTTAGCGCAAGCGATACTGTCCGGGAACTGATCGAAGAGTTAGCAGATGCTAGTAATTACATTGACTTCCTTGCTATTAAGTTATTAAACCTTGCAGCAACTATGGAAAGCAGTGAACTAAACTGTGAGTGAATTACACC